CCAAGAGCAAACACTCACCCTACTGTCAAACCCATATCCATAATGGAATGGTGTGCTAGAGATATACCCCCCGAATCAAAAGTAGTAGACCCATTCTTAGGTTCTGGTACAACAGGTATTGCTATGTCTCGATTAGGGCATGACTTTGTAGGTATAGAGCTGAACCCCGAATATGCAAAGATATGTGAGGGTAGGATTAGATATTGGATGCCTATCGGTTCAGAAATAGTATCAGAAGCTAAGGTAGGTAAAGCCGAAGCTCAAGAGGGCGACACCATTTCCATCTTTGACTTGTTTTGACTTAAAGTCCTGTCTTTGTTTTGAGTTCCCACGGACCCCAATGCTCATGCGTTGAGATCATTTCTGAGAACGTAGATTGATCATAAATATAAATGTTAGATAAACGATCTACTTGACCTAGAGCATAATAAACACGCTTATCGATTTTGATGTCTCTACCATTGGAGAAGTCTAGTACCTCACCCCCGTCTTCACACCAACAATGCCCATAAGAAATGCCTTGCAGTTCCCCTTGACCCATGACCTCACCATGAACAAGTCTGAGGTTGGGGTTTCGATAAGCATTGTCCATGAAGTATTTCCCATTAGCTCTGTAGCAATCACCAAAACTAGAGGCGAGCTTTCTCATTTCTGAGGGTCTAACCCGTATCTTCTTCTTGGGGAGTTCATCAAAGATTTCTAACCCCTCTAAGTATCTGCTCGCTATTATCTCAGATAGTTTCATCAGATTTATCTCCTTTATCGTATATATCTAGTAAGCCATAAACAAAGAAAAGGAGGTCGAATGATACTTGGTTTAGACCCCTCACTCAGAAACTTTGGGTGGGTTCTCATGGAAGACGATGGTCATTTCTTAGATAAAGGAATGATGTCTACTAAAGCTGACATGATGTTTGTCAGTCGTTATATATTTCTCCGAGATGGATTGAGAGAAATAGTCCGAACGATCAGATCGAACTACCCAGACAAAGTTCTCAGAGTTGGGATAGAAAGTCCTATCTTTAATGACTTGTATTCAGAGGGTATGTATGGTCTGTTCCTTTACTCAAACGAAGCTCTCATGCTTGAGAAGTGCGACACTGTTTACCTAACCCCTAACCAAGTAAAAGCCCATGCTCACGCATTTCTTAACAGACCTAAAGGTTGGAAAATGCAGAAAGGCGACATGGTTGAAGCTGTTAAGCAAGCAACAGAGGGTCAAGGTGCGAAGCGATGGAACCACCACCAAGCAGACGCTTATTGGGTTGGTAGAACCGCAGGTCGTTTTTGGAATCTTGTAGAGGGAGGGATAGAAATATCTGATCTTTCAGACTTGGAGAAGAGACATTTCACAGACTACGAGAAATATGTGAGAGGTAAGAAAGCAGGTAAAGTCAAACGCAAAGGTATTACTTACAAAGAGAATGATAGATTTTTCAGATGGTCTGAAGAAAGTTAGTCTTAGACTCAAAAATTACTATATACAACACCTATCCACTTCATCATGCCTCGAAAGGAAATATTCATGGCAAAATCAAAAGGAAATAAAGCCACTAAAAAGAAGCCGAAGACAGACCTCCTTGCCGCCGCTAAAGCTGTCGCAGGCGCACTGAAAGAAGACCATGTTGTCTCGCTCGACCCCAACAGTCTGAAAGTCAGTCGCCCTCACATTTCTACAGGTTCTGTGGCTCTCGATTATCTCATCGGAGGTAAAGAGAATGAACACGGTGTGCGCCCCTGTCCTGGCATTCCCAAAGGAAATATCACCAACCTTTACGGACTCGCAGGTGCAGGTAAAACCACAATCGCTCTCCAAACTGCCGCTCAGACTTGCGCTGAGGGAGGTACTTGCGTCTATATAGATTGGGAGCATGAGGTCGATCACCGCTATGCGGCGAGCTTAGGTGTCCCTGTGTCTGACCCAACTAAATTTATGCTCATTCAGCCCGATACTCTTGAGGCAGGTCTGCGCTATATCTTTACAATGACAGAAGCAGGTGTTGATCTCATTGTGATCGACAGCGTGGGAGCCGCAGTCCCTAAAGCTGTGTTTGAAAAGAACGATGATGGACCAACTCCCGTAGGTCTTAATGCTCGTCTGTGGAGTACATACTTGCCCAAGATCAAGTCAAAGATCAAAGGTAGTGAAACTGCGATCATTGGTATTTCTCAGCTTCGTGAGTCCATCGGTGGTATGTCATTCGCAGGTCCAAAGAAAATCCCTCAAGGGGGCAAGGCTTGGACATTCTACTCTACTCTTCAGATTATGCTTCGTGTAGTCGGTAAGGAAAAGGGTAAAGAGTGGGACGGTATGCAGGGTAAAGCTGTCGAAACGGTTCTTGGTACTTGTGTGAGAGCGAAGCTCGATAAGTGCAAAGTCTCAGACTCAGCGCATAAAGAGGTAGACTTCTATCTCATGTCGGGTGAGGGTGTCGATAATGTCCGTACTATTCTTGAGCTTGGTATCAAGACAGGCATTGTGAAGAAAGGTGGGGCTTGGTACTCATGGCAGAGCGGTGATGGTGAGGTTCGTGGTCAAGGCTTAAACAACTTCAAAGAGTCTTTGACAGATGAGCATATCGCAAGCATTTTCGCTCAGGTGAAACCTTATCTCGCTGACCCCAAGAGTAAGACAGAAGAAGAGCCTCCAAGCCTTGAGAGCCTAGCCAAGCTCGATGGGTCTGATGAAGACTTTCTAGCGAGTTTAGAGGACTTATAATGAAGATTTTGATTCTCGTCTTCTTAATTACTCTGCTATGTGGCTTCCTCTCTTACGGAAAGCCGATTGACAGAGTTGAGATCATCGTCTGTAAAGATAATGAAAAGCGACTCTTCTTCGCAGGTGAGGTGAGACACTTTAGACAGTTTGAGAAGTTCTTCGGTCAAGATACTTGTAAGCTAAGTGTTTTAACTGAGGACAAGTGGTTAAGAATACTTTTCTCACATCAAAAACGGTTTGGTAAAAAGCCTTAGAGTCTTATATATACTTCTAAACGAAAGGAGTATATATGAAGCTAAAAGTCGAGAACTTTCAGTCTATTAAAAGTGCTGAGATTGAGGTCAACGGTCTTACTGTAATAACAGGAGAGAACAGTATAGGCAAGTCTGCTCTCGCAAGAGCTTTCAATGGGGTCTTCACTAACTTAAGAGGAGACGCTCATGTGAGAAATGGTGAGAAGCATTCGACTGTATCTGTCGTCTTTGACGATGGCAACGAGGTTACTTGGGAAAAAGGTAAGAAAAAGAACCGATACGTTGTCAACGGAAAGGAAATAGATAAGGTGGGTACGGGAGTGCCTGATGAAGTTAAAGCACTAGGGGTTACCTCCGTAAAGGTAGACGGTAAAGATGTTTACCCTCAGATAGCAAAGCAGTTTCAGAATATATTTCTGATTGACTTACCTCCTAGTGCTTTATCTTCTGCTCTTTCAGATGTTGAGTTGATACACCAACTTGAAGAAGCTTCAGCTAAAGCTCGTTCTGAAATAAGAGACACGAAGTCTCGGCTAAAAGTTAAGAGAGAAGACCTTAACACAGCTCAAAATAATCTCGCTATGTATGAAGACTTTGACCCTCTCAAGCTAGAAGAATACGAGCAAGCAGAACAAGCTAAAGAGACAGCGATTACTGCCCTAAGTAAAGCCGAGTCTCTTGTTCAGAAGAAAGAGAAAGTGGGGAAAGCATACGAAGTCCTAGAGGAAGTGTTAACTGTCTCTCTCCCTACTTTAGACCTCTCAGAGTTTGATAACTTAAACCAACTTATTTCTCTAAATAAGCGCAGGAAAGCCTTGACCAAAGCTGTCGAAGCACTTGGAGAAATAGAAACCTGTGAGGTGAGTAAAGCTCCCGAATTTCCTAATGTGGGTGAACTAGAGCGCATACAAACAAAGCGAAATAAGTTAGAAAGTGCGATTCAGATTTTAGACCCATTAAGCAAAGTAGTATTAAGCACTCCCCCTCAAGACAACTCCGATATAATTAATACTCTAGTGAGGAAGAAGAAATTAACTCTAGGTATAAGCCTTGCAGAAGAAGAAATAACCAAAATTGACTCTGAACTTGAGTCTGTCCAAGAGAAGATTAGAGAAGGAGTATGCCCCGTATGTTTAAGAGGAGGAAATGACAAATGCCACGACTAATATGGAGAACTGATGTCCACATGGGAGATCGAACCCCTAGAAGACGAACAGGTAATTGGTCAGAAGACGTTGCTAAAAAATTAAGATGGATAGGAAAAAAAGCGGAGGAAATAAAAGCTGACGCTGTGATTGATGGTGGAGATTATTTCGATGTGAAGTCTCCCGTTAAAAACTCACATGGCCTTGTCCGATTGTCCTGTGAAATACACTCAGAATACCCATGCCCAACCTACGCTCTAGTGGGCAACCACGATGTGAAATATGGGAACATTGATTACT